CCCCGAACAATTAAGAATTCAAGATGCATCTTCAAGACAACTTGCGCAACTGGCTTACCAAGGGTATACCAAAACCACGTTCTCCAGATGAGTACAAGGACCTGTTCAAGAAGCTCCACGATGGTTTTCATGAGCTTGTGATGAACGAACTTGGAATCGATTCAAAGCCTGAAGAAAAGGTGTCACAAGTGATACAAGGCAATGAACACAATCCATTCTGGAGAGTGGTGGCAAATCAAACACCGGACATATTCAGACTGCAGGACAAGTCAATTCTGAACCTGGCTGATGTGAGCGTCACACAAGGTGATGTCGCATCGAGAGAGAGAACAAAACTGGTGAAGTACTCAGCATTGGTCTCCTATCTGAAGTCAGAAGGCTATACTCAAGTCTTCTTCAAAACCTACGTCTTTAGACAAAATGGAGCAAACATGGATGACCATCTCACCGGAGACCAGCTAGCAAAAGGAAGACTCATGCTAGCAGAATTTCATCAGCTGAGGCAAGATTCTCTACAAACCAATCCTGAATGGGAAAGGTTCAGAGTTCAAGAAGACAGTGTAGAGCCGAAATTTTCGCAGGTACCGGTTGAAGATCTCCTCAAACTTGATAGTGCAGGCGTCTTCAGATCAGAAGCTGACAGAGAAGAATTTTACAAAGCAACAGGACGATTTGACGTAGGTTTGGAAGTCACAGATGCTGATAAGGAATTCATCCAGGGACTCTGTCTAAATCTATTAGACAAAGAAGTGAAAAAGGTGTCAATGCTGGAAGAGTTGAATGCTACTTTGAACTACCAGGCAGAGGTCTCAAACAGACGAACACTAAAACCTTTCTTGCCAGTGCCTTTCTTTACTGATCTTTTCTCTCCAAGTCTCATTCAATACGACAGGCTTTTGTCGTTGTTGAAAACCATTGACTCACCGGACGACGTCACAAAGGAGCTAATAGAGAAGATGACTCAAACAGACAAAGCAATGTTTGAGCAAGTCTCAGACCCAATTGACTTCGTAGAGGAGAAAGACTGGTACGAGAATGAGTTCTTACCAGAAGCTAGAATGGGGAAAGATCTTTTCTGTGGCTTCCAGAACCTGAACCCTGAAGAAGAGTCAAGACGATCAAATTGGAAAAGATCATGGGTCGCAGAATATGAGAAAAGAGTGAAGCAGAAGTTCCCTTTGAGACAAGTCAAGAAAGCTACAGGAGGGTCGGTGGTCTTGAACTGTAGAATGATGAAGCTAGAAGGGCCAGATCGTAAGAGACTATTGAAGCATGGCGATCATGAAGCGCACAGAGAGTCAACAAAGAACAACAACCTCAGCTTTCATCCCGAGATAGACACCAAAATAGAGTCCTTGTTGGAACTGTTTCAGGTTCAAGGAGAGCCCACACCCTTGTCCATAGACACTTTGACGCAAGATGTTGGGGCGGTGGAGAATGTTGCGCTTTGCTCGTACTCAAGATACTCTTCAACAAACCTCAGCAAATACTTGGACCTTGTGCAAACGATCATGAGGGAGGTCTGTCTGAACTGCACGAAGTACGAGCAAGAGAAAAATCCAAGCAAGATGAGAGTAAGGATGATAGGTCACAACACCATCCTCCTAGTCAGTAGCTCAGTCAAGATTTCTGGTCAAAATGTAAAGCCCATTTACTACTCAATCATTAGTAGGTCTGAGATCATTGAGCACTCTGCTTTTCCTCATGTTATTAGCATGGGAAAAGGCTGGTGGAGAATGCACTTCAGATCCACAGACATACAGCGATTGAGGAATCAGATAAGATGTTCAGACATTGCAGCAATGTCCTGGAGCATGACTGAAGATACCCCTCTGGACGAAGGCAATTGGGCAGGCTCTGTGGTGAGCTCTTACGTGGCTAGAGTAACAAGCTTGTTTTCTCTCGTGTCGCTAGAAGACAAAATCACAACAGCAACATTCCTGGGAAACGCAAAATATGTCTATTTGAAAATGCTAAGCAGGAATGCAGATGGAACAGGCATCACAAAGAAGCTTAAAGGTCCCATGAGATCAGTTTTGCACGTTTACTTCTTCCAGAACCTACACAGATACGTGAAAGAGAAATTCCCTCTTAATCTAGTAGAAGCTTTCAAGACAAACGAGCAGAAGGATGACGACGAAGAGAAGTCGATGGTGAAGCAAGAGATGCCAAGCACTCTCTCGAATGAAACGGTGGACTTCCAGCAATGGATAAATGAGATTGCTTTGGTGAATGCACACAATAAAGATGCAGGAGAGAAGACACACAGCACACTGGGCATAGTTGACAAAATGGTCGCAGAAGAAGCTCTCTTGACAGAGGATGAAAAGAGAGACCCTCTCTTTGCATCTGGATACAGTGACTTGTCTGAGCTAGATTGGGCAAAGCAGGTTATCAAGGAAAGAAGAAGCCATTGGTTCTCAGCTAAAGCAGTGCAAATAGGTTTCAAGCTTATGACTCATGATGCAAATGACCTCTTCAAAGGCGAAGAACTTGTCAAGGTAGCACTGGAGAGAACTGACTTTACAAGCCCAATAGATCATCTTGGCACCTTTAAAAGCTCAGTAACCAGCTTGTCTAAACCTCTCACCAGCGAAGAACTGAAGAAAGGTGACTTGTCCAGAGTGGGTAAGAGAACTAAAGCTGTTGTCAACTGTCTCAGGCTCTCAGAATCTCTCGTAGCACAAGGACACAAGACTAATGAAAGTCTCTTTGTGTCAGATTTGCTCATGAAGTCACTTGCAGTCAAAGTGCAAATCTTCAAGAAACCACAGAGAACAGGAGTTAGAGAAATATCCATATTAGACTTCAACTCTAGGCTCTGCATACATCAAGCCGAGAACATATTCAGGTCTTTCTGTCAGCTAGACAAGAGGGAGATGCTCACAAAAGGATCAGAGAAGATTTTCACACAACTCCAAAATATGAGAGACCTGAGAGAGAAGCTTACAGTCCCAGGAGTCATAGTATCAAAAAACGAAGACAAGACTACCTGGAATCAAAGATTTGTTTGCATACAATTTGCTCACATGTTACTCCCTGCAGCAAAGATATTGAAATCCAATTTCCCTTTTGTTGCGGCTTGCATGGAGCAGATGTGCAACAAAGAAGTGGAAATACCAAAAGCGTTGCTCAAGACTTGGTTAGACAACCCAAACGTTCATCCGAAGGAAGCTGCTACGAAGGTCTTGAGAGACTTGTTCTTGTCATCGGGCAAAACTACTTTCCGCCTAAAAAGTAGCATGCTACAGGGCATAGTGCATTATGGTTCGTCCTTGCTACACACCTGCTGCATAAGCTTCGCAGAAGCTTTGTTCGAAAAGAGTCTTGAGCTACTGAAAATGCACAAAGTGATTGATTCTAGACACATAGTAAGTTCAGATGACAGACAGACTCTTGTTCACATCCTCCGATCTCCTTTGGGAAACACACAACTTGCGATCTTCAACAACTGTCACAAACTGGCCGAAGCGCTCTTCAACATCAAAACCTCTGAGTTTAAGTCGTTCGACTCTCCAGTTGTGCATGAGTTCAACTCTACTTTCATGAGTGCTCTCCAGGTTAACACGCAGCTCCTCAAGTTCACAGCAACGGCTGTGGATATCTTCAAAACAGATTCCTTCTCAGATTTCGTCAACGCTTCTTACGGAGCTATAGATAAACTGAGAGAAAATGGTGCATCAAGTTCCGTCTGTTATCTTGCACATGTTCTGAATGCAAGATTTGCCAGGCATCAGTTTCAGACACAGAATTACGTTGGTTTGCTAGGCATGGAGATGAATTCTCTTCCATATGATTTGGGAGTGTATCCAATCTACAACCCAGCAATGATGGAAGTGTTAGGACCAGAATTCTGGAACTATCACATCGTTAGAAACACAGAGGACAAGGATGTTCTGAAAGTC